CTGTCGACAGTTGAGGTAATCGAATGATGAGATCACTCTGTAGTTTGTGGGGATTCTTTAATAGAAAAGCCGATACGTCTCACGAGATATTAAGACTTCTCAACCAGATACAAGAACTTAAAGCAATAAACGACTATCAGGCCTTTGAACTTGAGCAGAAGGTAGCAAAGCTTGAGGAAGAAAATCGTTTGTTAAAAAGCAAAATTGTTGCTCGCAGCAAGAAGCGTGCTGATAAACTGAAGGCAAAAAGAGAGCGTGGAACAATAAAGGTAATAACACATGACAAATCAATGTAGCGACGATTGTTTGAAGCTTGATCTATCAAAAGACTTTTCCAATATTCAATTACTTACTATTGGCGATATGAATGCTGTTCTTTCATCTGAACTCTGTTCACTTTTTAGGGAACAATCCTATTTATATGAAATTGGTTCCCCGGATGATATTGCTGAATTTCACAAACAAATGTCTTTTTGCCAAGTATTGATTAATGATTTGAATGCTCTTCCGGTAAGACATGCTCAACTCCGTGATGACATTATAAAAAGAAGAAAGAAACTAAGAGGTATAGATGAATGATCATTTAGAGCAACAACTTATCAATGAAGTTCGTGCTATGTTACAGAATATTAACCAAACGTATAAAGACTTCTTCCATATTCAGCTACTTACCATTTGCGACATGAAAGATATGGCATGTGACGGATGTGTAAACTCAGAAACAGGTCAACAATGCAAGCGTTGTGTTATTGGTTTTGAGGAATTAGTTAAGCAATGAATAAAGGTAACAAGCAAATTGAATGGTTAAATTCCCAGACTCCAGATGATACTGCATTTTTAGTGAAATATATTGCTAATGATTGGTTTCGCAAGGATGTCTCAATGGGCGTAATAGGCTCTACAAATATTAATGTGAAATCATCTGAGATTATCATTGGTAGAAAGATATTATTTAAATTAGATGCTGCACAAAAATTAGATAATGATATGTATGCTATCAAGGAAGAAGATATCGTGAGTTATGGTGATTTATGAGCGTTGAAGTACAGGTAGATTTAGATAAGTTCGCATTACGCTGGTATCAGGAAGAGATCTGGGATACCATAGAACAGCAAAAAGCTAAGCGAGTACTTTACATTGCAAGCCGCCGAGCAGGTAAGGATATACTTTTTTGGAATCTTGCCATTCGCCAGTGCATTAAAAGAGTAGCTTTAGTATTTTATGTGTTGCCAACGTACTCCCAAGGACGTAAAGCAGTCTTTGATGCCATTGCCATTGATGGTACAAAGTTTCTCGATTACCTTCCAAAGGTCTTAGTCGAGAGTATAAACCAAGCTGAAATGAAGATACGTTTCAAGAATGGTTCTATATTGCAAATAATTGGTGGTGACACATATGATACCTCGCTTGTAGGAACCAATCCTTACGCAGTTATTCTCAGCGAGTATGCATTAATGCCGCCAGACATTTTCTCGTTCATACGGCCTATTCTCGCTGCAAATGGAGGATGGTGTGCGATCTTAGGAACGCCTCGTGGTAAGAACCATCTTTGGCAGTTATGGAAGATAGCACAGGAATTACCTGAATGGACTATATTTGTTCATAAAGCTTCAGAAGTGCAACACATACCAACTGATGTATTGGTTCAAGAACGTGCACAGATGGATGAAGGCTTATATTTACAGGAATATGAATGCAGCTTTGATCGTGGTATATCAGGAAGCTTTTATGGCACATATCTTGATGCGCTTAAGCTTAAAGGCCAGATAGGTCATGTTCCATGGGAACCGGGATTACTTACGTATACCGTGTGGGATATTGGAGTTAACGATGCTACAACAATTATTTTTTTTAATGTTGTGGGGGACGGCAGTGTGGTTCGCATTATCGATTGCTATTCAAATAATAACCTCGGTTTAGATCATTACGCGAAGATACTCCAGGATAAACCCTATAAATATGGAAAGCATTTTGCTCCACATGATATAAAAGTTCGTGAATGGGGTGGAGGCGCAGTAACTCGCTATGAGAAAGCCAGACAGCTTGGTTTAGATTTTACCCTTGTTGATCAAATTGGTATTATTGATGGCATTGAAAATGTATGGACTCACTTTAATAAGTTTTGGATTGACGCTGAAAAGTGTCGTTCGCTTGTTAATGCTCTAGAGAACTACAGAAAAGAATGGGATGAGATGAAGCAGATGTATCTACCTAAGCCAGTTAAATCATGGGCAAGCCACTACGCTGATGCTTTACGGTATTTATGTATTGCTATTCATAAAACCAAAAAGGGAATGTCTCCCGAAGATTTCGATAGAAAAAAAGCACAGGCATTATATGGCAATCAGGCAGATCTGCCCAGATTCTTTAGAGATGACCCAAATTATAATAGGTATAAATAATGAAAAACAAATTGATTCTCTTTTTACTTTTCATCAGTGGAAGCATAATGTGTATTGATACGTCTGATATACGTATAATTAATACATACAAAAATATACCAGAACGTCCTCATAGGAATAATTCTATGTTTCAGATAGCACTTATATGCGCATCATGGGCAGCAAAGTATACAATTTATACCTTTGAAGAACTAAAATATAATGATGATAGAACAGAATTTGTAGCATATAATAGTGACTGTATGTTCTCTTTACGATTCGATGAAAATAAACATGAATGTGAGGTAGAATTCAATGCCGACGATGATAGTTTTAATTATTTAAGCTTTAAAGATGTCATGGATTTCTATTTTCTTCATAAGAAATAGATATAAGTATTGGTTATTGACGATAAAAAGTAATAGACTTCTTTCTAGACTCTGATAAAAATAGTGGGTCTAGACCCACCAGGAGTTTTAGTAAGGGGTATAAAGATGTTAATGCGGCAAACCGAATCGTTAAATTCTATGGATGGCGGTTACAGTGCTATCAAAAAGAAGATAGATGCTGATTATACCGCTAATCAAGCAATATGGCAGATATATTGGACTGAAGCTACCATTGATACTCGGCTCGAAGCAGGCGATACTTCATTAATGGCAGAACTTAACACAACGATGCCTAACAACAACAGAGGATCGTTCTATTTCAATCGTGTTCGTCCTTTATGTAACATGGTATCTGGTTATCAACGCCGCAATAGAAAATCTACTATTGTTGTTCCATTAGAAAATGGAGATCAGCAAACTTCAGATCAATTAACTAAAGTGCTTCTTAATATCTATAAGCGTGAAGGCATTTACGAAACCATATCTGAAGCATTCCATCAAGGTGGTTGCATTGCAGGTATGAATTTGCTTCATGCATATATGGATTATCGTAATGATCCAGTTTCAGGTGATCTGAAGGTTGATAACTGTTCATACAACAGCTTTTTCATTGATCCATACTTCCGTAAGCCAGATCTATCCGATTGTTCTTTTGTTTGGAGAAGATCTTATCTCTCTCATAGCGCAGCTGCAGCTTTAATGCCAGATAGATACGAAGAGATCATGTCTTTACCAGGTAACCCAACAGGAACTGGCAGAGATGGTAGATTCCAGTATATGCCAGAGAGCTTTGGTCAAACTCAACAGAATAGACTTGCATACGATGAATACTATTATCGCGATTACCGTAAGCAAAAGTTACTTGTTGATAAAATGACTGGCGAAACATTCGAGATCACTAACCAATCTGATCTTGATGTTAAAACTTTCCTTGATCATTATCCCCAAGTTACTGTTGTTGAACAAGATATTCCAACAGTTCGTATGGCTATTATGATCCAAGACAAGGTATTTTACGATGGACCCAATAGTTTAAACATTGATGTTTATCCATTTGTACCGGTACTTGGCTATTATAATCCTATGATGCCTTACTTTTATAGTCGTATTCAAGGCATATGCCGTTCACTACGTGATCCGCAAATACTATTCAACCGCCGCGTTATACTCTCAGCTGATGCAGCTGAATCAGTGGTAAATAGTGGTTGGATATTTAAGGAAAATGCTGTTGTTGATGTTAAACATCTCTTTCAAACAGGTCAGGGACGCATAATTCCACTTAAGGAAGAAGCGCAAATGACTGATATCCAACAGATATCACCCCCTAATATTCCGCAATATTTCTTCCAGTTACAGGATACTTTTTCGAAAGAAATGAACTTAGTATCTGGTATTAACGAAGAACTTATGGGTTCAGCACTTGATGATAAGGCGGGTGTATTATCTGCATTACGCCAAGGCGCAGGATTAACAACATTACAGCCTCTATTTGATAGACTTGATTTCTCTCAGAATTTGCTTGGTGAATTGATCATGAAGATCATACAGAACAATTACACACCAGGTAAGATTAAAAACCTTTTAGAAGGCGATGAGCCGGCACCATTATTCTATAATAAATCATTTGGTAAATATCATTGCGCAGTAGAACTTGGTTTTAACACTGAATCACAAAAGCAAATGCAGTTTGCTCAGCTTATACAGCTTAAAGAGATGGGTGTTCCTATTCCTGATGCGAGTCTTATTGAAGCTGCAACTATACAAAATAAGGACGAGATCATTAAATTGATTGAACAACAACAGCAACAACAACAACAGCAGCAAGAAGCGCAACTTGAATCTACTATTGCAGAACAGAAAGCTCGTACTCAGTTGGCACAAGCGCATGCGATGGCTAATCAGGGTCTTGGTGCAGAAAGATTCAGTCGTATTGAAGAAAATAAAGCCCTCGCTGTTGAGCGTCAAGCTGAAGCACAAAAAGATGATCAACAAGCATTGCTAAACTTTGCAAAAGCAATGAAAGAGATAGAGACTATAGATATCACTCATTTGGAGAAAATAATATCTATCCAAAAGATGATGAAAGAATATGAGTCAATAAATTCTCCTCAACCTACGCAGAGTGGTTCTGTGAAGGTATAGATAGAGGTGACACCTTGCGTTTAAAAGCGCAGTTTCTAACAAAGGAGCCACTATGGCAAAGAAATATCATGACGGTCAAGCGATGAAGCGTCGTATGGATAATAGTGATCCAGTACCAAACACAGTAAGTGGATTGGAAAGACGTGAAGCATATTCTGGGTATAAAGAAAGCCGTAAGATGATGGCACGTGACGGTGCTATGATTAAAGAGGACATGTCAGCTCCTTGTTTACTTCCACGTGGTGTAATTGATGAATACTGGCCAAGAGCTGCTAACTATAGCATGGGCTATGTTGAAGATTTATTTTATGGTGCTGAAAAGCAAATGCATGAAGATTATGCGGATCTTAAAAGAGAAGCAAAACCAGGAAAATATTAGGAGATAATATGCCAGGTGCGATTCGTCCCAATAAGAAAATGATG